GCAAGTTCAAGAAGCTATTCAAGGTGCTGGTTTTGCTACTCCAGAACAAGTAATACAAGCTTTAGCAGAAGCAGGTTATGCTACGCCTGCTGATATTGCTGATGCTTTTGCTAACTCTGGCTTTGTTACAGAAGAACGACTTACTTTAGCCTTATCAGAAGCAGGGTATTTAACAGCAGAAGAGTTTAGACTAACAACAGAAGAGTTAAGACAAGCAATATCCGATCTTCCTGATGGAGCAACAGAAGAAGAAGTCAGGCAGATAATACAAGAAGCTATTGACTCATTGCCCGGCAGCGGCGAAGGTCTATCTGTAGATGACGTAAGAGAAATAATTAATGAGGCTATTTCTGGAATAGCTCTTCCTGATGCTGTAACAGAAGAACAAGTTAGAAGCATATTAGATAGCTTTGGTTTTTCTACTTCTGAAGAAGTACAAGCTGGTTTTGAAAACATTCAAGAAAATTTTGAAGATCTTACCAGCAGATTTAACGACGCTATTAACGGCATTGCTACTGAGTTTAGTGAACAAGAAGCTTTATTTTTAGAAAGTATTACGGGTCTTGAAGCGTCCTTAATACAATCTTTATCTAATATTGAAGGTGGTCTTAGTGCTGAGTTAGAAATGCTCGACACTAACATTATAGCTTTACAAGAAGCTGTAGAAGCTGGTTTCGATGACTTTGCTACGTTTGCTACAGAACAGTTTGGTCTTGCATCAGACGAGCGTAGAGCGCTTCAAGAAGCTATTATAGCTGTTGATGGAAACGTCACACAACTAAGTGCTGACTTCCAACGAGAGTTTGAAGAATTTGGTGGAACTCTTGCTGAACTTTTTGAAGGCGTTGGTTTTAGCATTGAAGACCTTCAGCAAGGACAAATATCACAAGCTGAAGCTTTTGAAAGCCTTAACTCTTATCTAGCAGGGCAGTTTGAAACAGCTCAACAAGAAAGACAAAGCTTACAAGAAGCTATCCTTAATGTTGGCGGAGACGTTAACTTATTAAGCGACACTATGTTTGAGCAGTTTCAGGCTCAAAACGAAACTCTTGAAGAATTATTTGCAGGAACAAATGTAAATATTGAAGCTTTAGCGTTAGGGCAAATAAGCCAAACTGAAGCTATAAACCAATTCCAAGATTATGTAGCAGATGAATTTTTAGCGGCTCAAGAAGACCGAATAAGAATTACTGAAGCTTTAATTAGTGTAAATGGAAACTTAGAAGAACTTAATCTTGCGTCTTTAGATACGTTTAACGAGTTAAATCTTAGTATTGAAGAATTAGCCAACGAATTTAATGTAAATTTTGAGGCTTTGCAACAAGGTCAAATAAGTCAGTACGAAGCTTACAACGAATTTCAAGACAACGTAACACAACGATTAGATATATCTAACCAACAGCTTGAAGATATTCTTGCAGGACAAGATGATATTCTTAGTGGACAACGGGATATTCTGTCAGGTCAAGAAGATATCATTATGGGCCAAGAAGAATTTCAAATACTTTACGGCGAACAACAACAAGCGTTAGAAGATCAAATTATGGCAGGCAATGTGCTTAATGCTTTAGCTGCTGGAGGTATGTTTGCTCCCGCCGCTGCTGCACCTGCTAGAGTACCCTATGAAGAATTTTTGCAGGGTATTACATATCGTCCTAGAGAAGTACCAGAACTTGCTATCAAAACCCCAGTAGTAGACTACAATGAAGAAGCACAACAATTATTAATGCGGACGCGCAGACGAGGAATGTTAGCATGACGTATCTTAATCTAATGAACAATGTACTGCGTCGATTGCGTGAAGAAGAAACCACGTCAGTCACTAGTACTACCTACGTAAAAATGGTAGGTGATTTTATTAATGATGCAAAAAAACTAGTAGAAGAAGCAACTGACTGGTCTGCTTTACGCGAAACAATTACTGTTTCTACTACTGCATCAGACAACACCTACTCATTAACGGGTAGCGGTGATAATGTAAAAGTCATGTGTGTCTTAAATGACACTAGCAACTTGTTTATGGACTACCAAACAAAAGACTGGTTTAACGAACAGCTGTACATTAGCAGCGCAGCAGAAGGCGCACCACGGTACTACACGTACAATGGGTTAGACTCTAGTGGTGATACGCAGGTACTAGTAGGACCAACTCCTGATGGAGTGTACAGTCTCCGCTTTGATGTTATTAAACGACAAGCAGACTTAAGCTCTAACACAGATTCGTTACTTGTACCTGCTATGCCTGTAGTCCACCTTGCTATAGCTTTATTAGCGCGTGAACGTGGTGAGACTGGCGGTACATCTGCTGCTGAATATTTTGCTATTGCTGATAAGTTTTTGTCTGACGCTATTGCTATAGACGCAGTCAAACACCCTGAAGAAATGGTATTTAGGACTATTTAATATGGCTCAACAACTGCAAAGTATCAATCTTGTAGCCCCAGCGTTCAAAGGTGTTAACACCGAAGACTCGCCGTTGGCTCAAGACCCGTCGTTTGCAGAAATTGCAGACAACGCTGTAATTGATAAACGTGGTCGTATTGCTTCTCGCAAAGGACACAACGTAATAACAACTACTAAGACTGTTTTAGGTACTAGTCCTATTCGTGCAATAGAAGAGTTTAGAGACGATGCAGGAAATAATAAAATATTTTCTGTAGGCAACAACAAGATTATTAGTGGCACTACCACATTGGTTGACGAAACTCCCGGCAGTTACACAATTACTGCTGACAACTGGAAGATGGTCAATTTTAATGACAAGATTTATTTCTTTCAGCGTGGGTATCAGCCTCTTGTATACGATAACGCAGGAGGCTCTGTAGTAACGCTCAGTAGCGTTTCTGGCGCAGCTGGTGTTACTAGTGCTATGTACGGCAACGAAGTTCTAGCAGCTTATGGCCGTCTTTGGACTGCTGATTTTAGTAGTGATAAGTCTACTATTTACTGGTCAGACTTGTTAATTGGACATGACTGGTCTGGCGGTACTAGTGGTTCTATTGACGTGTCTAAAGTCTGGCCCGATGGTTATGACGAGATTGTTGCATTAGCAGCACACAACGGTCTACTGATCATCTTTGGTAAGCACAGCATTATTGTTTATCAAGGCGCTGAAGCCCCAGCTACAATGAGTTTGGTAGATACGGTAGCAGGCGTAGGTTGTGTAGACAGAGACACTATACAGCACACTGGTGCAGATGTGTTGTTTCTTTCACACACAGGACTAAAAAGCTTTAGCAGAACAATACAAGAAAAGTCAATGCCAATAAGTAGTTTATCTACTAATATTACTAAAGATATTATTTCTTCACTGCAAAACGAATCAGAGTTTTTTCGTACTGTTTACAGTCCTGAAGAAGGTTTTTATCTTATTGCATTTACAGGGCAAAACGTTATCTATTGTTTTGACGTGAGAGGAACGTTAGAAAACGGATCTTATCGTGTTACTCGCTGGATAGGTACAGGTTTTACTGCTTTTTCTAGAATCGCAAATGGGACTCTGTATATAGGAACTACTAACGGAATTAGTCAGTATACTGGTTACCAAGATAACGGATTAAAATATCGGTTTAAATACTATAGCCCTAGCCTAACTTTTGGTGACGCATCTCGCGTTAAAATTCTTAAGAAACTAAAACCAACATTAGTAGGGGCGAATGACGCAACAGTATTCCTTAAATGGGCTTATAATTTTGATACGTCGTATTCTACAGCTGAGTTTACAGTAGGTACTCAGACAACGGGCTACTACGGAGAAAGTGAATATACTACCGTAGAATTTACAGCAGGCCAGTTAACTAGTCAAAGATCAATAAACACTACTGGGTACGGTACGAGCGTAGTAGTTGGGTTAGAAGCAGACATTAACGGAGCTGCTTTATCACTTCAAGAAATTAACGTAATGGCTTTGATAGGAAAGCTAATTTAATTAGGAGATAACAATGGCTGTAGCAACAGACGATGAAACTATTGGAGGCGGCGGAGGCTTCTTTGATTTCTTAGGAGACCTTGGGTCGTACCTGATGCAACCAGATGTTTTGCTTCCGGGTGTTGTCGGTGGACTGCTAACAGGAGAAGCTTATGGGCGTCTTAGTGACATAGGCACTAAAGCAAGAACACGTGCTGAAGATCTTGCTGCAACACAGTTGGAACAAACACAGTTTAGACCCTTTACCGTAACCACTGCTACTGGGGCTGATCTAGGTACTAGAGTTACTCCTTCTGGTGGCATCGAAACTACTATGGGTTTGTCTCCTGAAGAGATTGCTTTGCAGACTCAATTACTAGGAGGTGCTGGTGGTTTCTTTGGTCAAGCTGTGCAGCCTAGAGATGCCCGTGAGCAAGCTATCTTTGAAAGAATGCGTAGTGTGCAGCGCCCTGAAGAGGAGCGTCAGCGTCTTGCATTAGAAGAGCGACTAGCAGCTCAAGGTCGATTAGGAACAAGCTCTGCTGCTTATGGTGGCGCTACTCCTGAAATGTTGGCAATGGCTACAGCGCAAGAAGAAGCCCGTAATAGAGCTATGTTAGGTGCTATGCAACAAGCACAAGCAGAACAAATGCAGCAAGCAGCGTTAGGTCAGCAATTTCTTGGATCTGCTTACTTGCCACAACAACAACTTATGGCGGCTACTCAGCCTGCACAGCAGTTGGCAGCGTTACAGCAGCAAGCTCAGTTGCAAGGTGCTGGTTTGTTTGGTGAAGCAACTATGTCTGGTATTGAAGCTCAGTTGGTTGCAGAACAAGCAAGAGCTAACTTGTTAGGTCAAACAGGCACTGGTCTTTTACAAGGTGCATTAACTCCTAGATCAACAGGAAATGCTGATTTAATATCGACATTAGGCGCTTTATTCGGATAAGGGCAGAACAATGGCTAAATTTTCACAAGAATTTTTAAGGCAAATGGCTAATCCTGTTTTCGGGCAGGGGATGTTTACTGCTGCAAAACAAGCGGCACAGCTTCCCGGACAGCTACAGCAACAACAAATGCAGCAGCAGCAAATGCAGGCATTACGATCTATGACGCCTATGCAACGTGCTCAGTACGCTATGCAGACAGCTAAGACTCCTGCTCAAATTACTGCTGCTCAAACTCAAATGGATGCTGCTCAAGAAAGAATGGCTGAGATTAAAAAGGCTGAAGCTAATGCTGAGTTGAACAAGCTGTATCAGCAATACATAACTGAAACCGATCCTGAAAAGATTGCTAGTCTTGAGTCTCGTATACGTAGTATGGCAACAGCTGCTGGTCGGGATGTAACTGCAGTAGAAAACCAACTACAAGCTGTTCGTAGTCGTAAAAAAACGCAAGCTACTAATGAGCAGTTTGAAACATTCTTTGATAAGTATGTACCAGATGATAGAAAAGAAGAGTACCGTGGTCTTACTCAGGCACAGATACTAAATCGTCTTGATCAAGATGCTGACGTAGAAGAAGCAAGAGAATGGGCTAAGTGGTTAAGTAAAAATAAAATAACTGACAGTAATAGACAAAAGGCTATTGATCTTGCGGTAAAGGCGTTTGGTAGTAAAGCAGCGGCAGAGGTAGCCAGAGCAGAAGCTAGTCAGTTGTCTAAAGAAAAAGACTCTAAAGCAGATCGTAAACGTACTTTGTTAGTTACTTATCAAGGTAGGCAAGATCCTATGCTGGCTGCTATGGGTCAACCTGCTCCTACTGCAAAGCCAACCAAACTAGATATTTACCTAGACAAAGATGGTAATGTACCTGAGCGTATTCTTAATATGCTGAATGATACTGCAATATCTGCGGTAGGTCAAGACTTTGAATTTGTATGGTCTCCTAAAAAAGTTCCTGAAAGAGATGTTCAGCCTACTCAACCAACAAACGGAGTTCCTACTCTTAATCAATTGATGGGTCGTTAATAATGGTACAGCTGGTCGTTAAAGAAGACGACACTAAGCAGACACCTACAGTAGAAAAACTATTAGAGAAGTATGGCAACACGCCTATTGATCAAATACCCGTAGATGATCTGTTAGTGATCTTTGGGAATACCCCTACTAATGAAATACCAGAGCAGGTTCGTGCTACTCTGATGAACGAGGCTGTCCAGCGTAGAGCTAAAGAGCTTGGCCCTGAAGAGGCTGGGTTTAGTGGTCTTACTTCTGCACAGGCTGCAGAGATGGCTCCGTTTGCTCCTGCTGGTATGGGTATTCAACGTATAAACGCAGCATCTATAGCTGGCTTTACAGATGGATTAATGGATTCTCTTCGTGGTTTAGGCTTAGCTCCTAAAAAGTCCCTCGAAGAAGAGTTTGATACTAGAGTAGAACTAGCTAGAGCACCTGAAGATTACTTCTCAGGTATGTTAACGGGTGCTGTTGTTGATCCTGTTGGTTTAGCTACTGGTGGTGTTAGTGGTAAGTTAGCTGTAGCAGGCGCTACTAAACTCCTACCTAACGCTCCTAGAGTAGCTACTGCTTTAGGTATTACTGCTGGTGGTGGTGCAGAGGGTGCTGCTCAGGGTGCGCTTATTCCTGTATACGAAGAGTTCGGCGACAGTCGTTTAATGAACACTATTTATGGTGCTGGCATAGGTGCTGGACTAGGCGCTGGCGTTGGTACTGCAGGGGCTCTTGTTACTCCACCGTTACGTCCGACTGAAACAAAACCAGAACTAGCACCACAGCCTGTATCTTTACAGCCAACTGCGCTTGCTGGTCAAGACTACAAGCCTCGAATGAACAGACCTGTAGAGACTCCTGTTACTACTACTTCTGTAGAGCCTACTCCTCAAGTTACTCGTTCTACTCCTGCAACACTTAAGGTACAAAACATAGATCAGCAGATTGCAGACCTTGAGCAGAAAACACAACAAGTAGGGCGTAAGAAGCGTAAACCTATCGAAAAGCAGATAGAGAAGCTACGCATTGCTAGGCAGAAAGAGCTTAATCAAGCTAACGAAAAAGCTGCTGTCATCAAAGAAAAGGTTGTTTCACTAGAAAACCAACTAGATAGATTAGCTCGCCGCAAAGAAAAACTACAACCCGGAGAAGCTGGTGCTAAAGCTAGGCAGGCTCGTGCAGAACGAAGAGAGGAAGAACTGCAACAAGAGATAGATACTCTTACTGGTTTAGACTACTCACCTAATGGCGGATATGTTGTTACTATATCAGGCGTAGGATACGATAATCCTTTGCAGATTGTCAACAAAAAAAACAGATTAGAGCTAAACAATCCTACTGATGCAGAGATTAGTGTAAAGCTACCTCCACCAAAAGAGACTGGTGATCCTGTTACTGATGCAGCGAACAAGTTAAATTATATCCTTAACTCTGATGATGCTGCTCCACGATTAGGATTAGATGCTCCACCTAGTGCATCGTCTGCTGGTGTACGTCCTGCAGTACAGTATGCACAAGAAGTATCAGCAGGTATTAACGAAGCAGCAGCGCGTCGTGCTGGTGAGATGCCACCATCTACTGCTAGAGATAGAGCAGATATGCCTGTAGGTAGAGACATAGGCAGACAGGAAGAAATGACCCAAGAAGAAATAGGTCGTCGTGCTACGCTTCTTGCTGCATCAACAGAACAGAAGCAACGTCAGCAAGCTAAGCAAATGGGTTTTAAAGACGAGGACGTTGACTGGGCTATTCAGAATCTTACTACTATTTCTGAGCGTAAGTTTACGTATGACAACGTAGAGCAAGCAGCTGCTAGGTTAAAGGCAGGTCCAATAGGTAGAGACTATGATACACTCGTAGACTTTGTTATGGATCAAGACAGGATCTTTACAGCAGAAGAAATGGAAGCACTACGTCCTCTGTTTATTGAAGCTAACAACAGAGTAGATCAGACTCTGAAGCAAATGCGTAAGCTCAAGAAAGACGGCCAAGCTGACAGTGCTGAGATGGTTAAGTTAGTAGAAGATTTATACTTCAATAACTACATTGCAGAAATGCAAAGAACTAACGGTCGTGCTGCTTCTCATGTATTAACGCAGGCTAAAAAGACTAAGCGTTTTGTAGCAGAGAATACACGCCGTGTTAATCGCAATCAACTAATCACCAACCTGTTTGGAGTTAAGTGTGGCTAGAAAAGTTATATCAAAAGAATGTGAAGAAAGCGTTAACAGGCTCCTTGCTGCCGTTGACTCTATGCCCGAAGAGTTTGAATCTATACGCCCAGAAGTTATACGTCAGCTTCTTAATGACGGTGGGTCTAAGAACTTTAATTTTGCTACTGTTATTTCTGCTGTTCATAATAACTTTCTTCTAGCGTCAACGGGTATGTTCATGGCTAACATAGGGTCAGCAATGGCTCAAGGTCTTTTGTACGTCCCTAACTCTATGATACGTAACGGAGCAGTAAATACTTATGCTGCTTATTCTGCTATATTAGGAAAAGATGCACAACTAACTACTAACATGCTTAGGTATTTTAAGTCTGCTATGAAGAC